TACTTTATTTTTACCAGTGTTACCCTACCTGGGGGAGGAGTGACTACTTACGTAGCGGCTGATTTTGAAGCTAACGTATTTGAAATTATATCCGTACCTAACGCAAATACTTTTACTATTACCATGACAACAGCCGAATCTGGATCAGGTATGTCTGGTGGTGGAACTGCAACCGTTAGTCCTTATATAACTATTGGACCTGTGTACCAAACACAAGCCTATGGTTGGGGAACAGGTGCTTATGGTGAAGAAGATTGGGGAACAGCAAGGTCGGTAACTAACGTTACATTAGATCCTGGTTCATGGTCCCTGGACAATTATGGACAGCTACTAGTTGCAACCGTAAGGAATGGTGCAACTTATACTTGGAGTCCTGTCGGAAGTGGTGCGTTAGATACTAGAGCAACCGTAGTAAGTGGTGCTCCCACTAAATCACTTATGTCTCTTGTATCAGATAGAGATAGACATTTATTTTTAATGGGTACACAAACAGATTTAAACGATCCCACTACTCAAAATAAAATGTTTGTACGTTTTTCTAATCAAGAAGATATTAACACTTGGACTCCTACTGCAACCAACACTGCAGGTACATTTATGTTAGACCAAGGAAATGAAATTATAACAGCCGTACAAGGAAAAGATTATGTTTTAGTACTCACGGATCAAGCAGCTTATGTCATGCAATTTGTAGGGCCTCCTTATACTTTTTCTTTACGACAAGTAGGATCTAACTGTGGCTGTTTGGGACAACATGCTGCCATCTTTGCACAAGGTGCTGTATTCTGGATGGGATTTGGTGGTGGGTTCTTTATGTATGATGGAACGGTAAAACAATTACCTTCCTTAGTAGAGGACTATGTATTCACGACTCAAGGAGGAGCTCCCGGAATTAATTATGATGCAAGTCAAATTACTTTTGCCTACCACAATACTTTATATAATGAAGTGGGTTGGTTTTATGCAGATAAAGCTTCCGCACAGATTAATAGAAATGTTGTATTTAACTTTTTAGAACAAAGTTGGGCCACAGGAACCTTATCTAGAACTAGTTACGAAGATGCTTTGAGTTATAAGTTACCTTACGCAACAGAATTCAATAGGACCGGAACTCCTTCTTTTCCAGTTATTAACGGTGTTACTAATACCAATGGATCTTCTATATATTGGTCTCAAGAAACAGGTATCAATCAGGTAAGTCACGCAGGTGTGTCTACTGCTATTCCTTCTTATATTTTATCGGGAGATTATGACCTATCGGAACAGGGTCTGGCAGGAGAGGGAGAATATATTATGCGAGTATCTAGGTTTATTCCTGACTTTAAAAACTTAAGTGGTAATGCTAAAATAACTTTATTTTTTAGAAATTATCCGGCGGAAGCAGAGCAAAGTGATGCGAATGGACCTTTAGTTACTGGTCCTTTTACTATTACAACTTCTACCAATTTTATAAGTACTCGGGTACGAGGTAGACAAGTGAGTCTAAAAATTGAAAATGATGCGGTAGGTGAGACCTGGAGATACGGGACACTGAGATTAGATATTCATGCTGGAGGAAGAAGATAATGGCATTAATATCAGCAGTTATACCAGAACCAACACCGGAGTATGATGTTTCCAACCAAAGACAACTTAATGAAGGGTTGAATACTTTAAAGAATGAGTTAAATTTTGGTTATCAAGAATCTGTAAAAAATGAAATAATAAGAATGGAGTGGTTTCTAAGCTAATGGCTAATTTTTATAAAAATCAAGGTTTTGATTTAACTACTACTAATTTAACTACGATATTAACGATTGACGCTAGTTCCGTTGCAATTATAAAAAGTATTAGTGTAACTAATCAACACAGCGGTAATGTGCTGACAGAAGGGTATGTAAATGATTCTTCTGCTAGTTTGGACTATGAGTTTTTTCACAAAATACTAGCTGCGGATACTACGGACCAAGCTGCTGGACAAGTCTTGAACTTAGAGGCAGGAGATGGTATAAAGTTTCAAGCAGATACTGCTAATACCATACGAGGTGTTATCAGTTATTTGTTAATTAATAGATCTCAAGAGAATGGATAACCTAGTAAAAATAGAGACAGAAACAAAACATACTTTTAGAAGTAAATCTACTAACAAGACTTACGATTCTAAAGAATTGTTTTTAGCGAACCACTCAGAAGAGGACTTAGCAGTAGATACTGCGGTCACTGTAACCAACAAAGGATTAAACTTATTACAAAAAGTAATGGGACAAAAATAATGCAACCACTTGGTGGAACGGAACTGCAGATGCAGTTCTTAGAAAGACATGTAAGTAAAGAACTATTGGATCAAGTACAGATTACCACTTCTGTTCCAGAAAAAATACCTTTACATCCTAGCAAAGTTAATATTCTTTGGCAACATAATTCCTATGATCAACCTAATTTAGCATCTTGGTTTAAAGATAAATCTAACCATTCTAAATATGATTGGTATGTATTTAATAGTCATTGGAACTATGAGAAATTTAGAATGATGTTTGACATTCCTTGCGAACGATCTACGGTTATTAAAAATGGTATAGACTCTATCACACCCAGAAACCTTGAATATAAATCAGGGGATCCTATTAAATTAATATTCCATCCTACTCCATGGAGAGGATTAAACGTGATGCTAGCAGCTATGCAACTGGTTACCAATCCACTGGTATCGTTAGATGTTTATTCTAGCTGCGAGATTTATGGAACTGCTTTTAAAGAAGCTAATGATAAAAATTTTCAAGGTCTGTATGATCAAGCTAAAGAATTACCTAATGTAAATTACATTGGGTATAAACCAAATAAATACATTTTAGAGAATTTACATAAGTATCATATATTTGCTTTCCCTAGTATCTTTGAAGAGACTTTTTGTATTTCTGCAGTAGAAGCTATGGCAGCGGGTCTGTATACTATTACTACAGATTATGGAGCTTTGTTTGAAACCTGCGCTGAATTTTCTACTTATGTTCCTTATCAAAAAAATTATGAAAATTTAGCAAAACAATTTGCTTATGCTATTAATGCTATTGCAAATAAATTAAATTCTGATGGAGTGAAACAACACTTACAAAACCAGATCAATTATATGAATCAATATTATAATTGGACTAAACAGGGAAATGCCTGGACCAACTTTTTGAAAGGAGCTATTAATGCAAAATCCAAGTAAACCTATCTGGATGAATAAAAAGACCGAGGTACCTAACGTTAGTAAATTACCTTCTATTTTTGTGGCAACTCCAGTTCATAGTGAATGCTCTATTCATTACACACAAGCGTTATTAGCTTTTCAACAAAAATGTATGTCTAATGGTATTTTAGTTTCTTTTACTTTATTAAAATCTTCCTTAGTAACTCAAGGTAGGAATTTATGTGTTAATACTTTTATGGAAGAGTCTATAAAACATCCTTACTCTCACATGTTATTTATTGATTCAGATATTGAATTTTCTTTTGAGACTATTATGAAACTAATTGCAGCAGATAAAGATATTGTTGCAGCTCCTTATCCTTTAAAAGACCTGGACTGGGAAAAGATAGCTAAACGAATTAAACATAAAAACATTACCGATGGAAACACTATGTCTAAACAAGGTTTTACCTGGCCTCTTAAACTAGAGGGAAAAAATGAGGTAACGGTAATTGGGGGAGTAGCAGAAGTAACCCATGCTCCTACGGGATGTATGTTAATCAAGAAACAAGTGTTTGAAAAAATGATTAAAGAACTACCTGAATTAAAAATCAATCAACCTACTGTCATCAATGGTAAGATGGTGGAAAAAGAGTTTATGTATAATTTCTTTGACTGTTACCATGAACCAGAAACCAAGAAGTATTACGGAGAAGATTTTGGCTTCTGCAAACGATGGGCTGAAATAGGTGGTAAATGTCATATTTTAGTTGATGAATATATTACCCACATTGGTGAATACAGGTTTACAGGTCGTTTGATGGATGATCTTGATTTTAAAAAAGATTGACGGTAGCTTAAAAATCTAATAAACTACGCATTTACAGGTTTCATTCCCTGCTCTTTTATAATATAATAATTAACTATGACTATTGGCAGAATGCAAATGAACAAACAATTATATGGAATAGGGAGCAAATCTTTATCTGAAAATGGTAGAGATAGGTTCGGCTTGGGAAGTTTCATTAGAAAATTAATTCCCAATGAAATATCTAAGATAGCTGTTAAGGCTGCACCTTTTGTTGCACCTTTTAACCCAGCGTTAGCTGCGGGAATGGCGGGTATTGGTGGTTACGATCAAACAGGTAAATTTGGATCTTCTTTAGGAAAGGCTGCCTTAGTTTATGGTGGTGGACAATTAGCAAAAGGACTATCTGGTCCAGGTGCTTCTTTCATGGATAACATACAGGGAAATCCTTTTTCAGGTAATGCTCTTCAAAATTTTACTTCTTTAACTAATCCTATGTCAGGTTCTTCTATATTTGAAGGATTTGGTGCACCAGGTACATCTGTACAAGGTGTAAATCCTGTTCCTCAAATAGGTCAAAATGCAACGGCAGCAAGTTCAACCCCTTACGCAGACGCAGCAAATAAAATATTATCAGGTGATCCATCCACTATGTGGGAAGGTACTAAGAGTTTAGGAAAAGAAGCTTTAACTGATATTTTTTATAAAGATGGAAAACTAGATAAACCTGTAGCTTATGCTGCACTATCCGGTGCTTACAGTTATTATGATGCTTTGCAACAAGCTAAGAAACTAGATTTAAACGAAGATAACTATACAAAAGAAATGTATGAGGCAGATGTTGCTAGTAACAAAGCTAAGTATCAAGCTAATTTACCTTATGAATCTTTTGGTATTCAAACAGCAGCTAATGGTGGAAGAATAGGTTATAATAGTGGTTCAAAGGACCCTAAGTTTGACCCAAGTAATCCTAAGTATAAAGGTATTAACAAAAAAGTAGTACAAGAATTTATTCAAGAGGGAATACCGCTAGGTTATGATTCTCCTAAAGAATACTATGAAGACTTCTATAATCCAATAGGGATGAAAAATGGTGGAAGAATAGGTTATGATGAAGGAACAAAACCATCAGCAGAAGAAAACACACCTTCTCAAGAAATTATCAATAGACAAATACAACAAATTAAACAGATGAGTAAAATGGGGTCA